CCAGCACTTCTATATGCCAAGTCATACTTATTACCCCTGTATTTTAACTGGTCATCTATTTGTGTTATTGTTCTATTATAGACATATTGGTTATAGTTTCTGTTTGCTAGAAAAGAACCAGACCTATGAGGACTGTATCCTAAGGAAGCTGCACTAGCTAAGTTTGCTCCCATAGCCATTTCTCTTTCCATAGCAAGATTTTCTTTATCTGTTACAGCCATTTTTGTTGCCCATTCTTTTTCTTGTTCAATTTGTTGTTGTTCAACTTGAGCTGCTTTCTTTGACAACTGTGCTTGTTTCAAACTTGAAACTGTAGATACAGCAGCCGAAGCTACAAGAATCATTGTTACTGGGTCGCCCATTAGTAATCAATCTCCAATACTATTCCTCGTATTTTTAATGGTGTCGGTACATCCGAGGTTAATGTTACCTGAGCATCCTGACTGTAACCAGTCAGATAAAATTCCTGTTTACCATTGACTGCCGTTCTTGGCAATCCACCACCAGATAAAGTTCCTGTTACTGTTCTCACAATCAAATCTTTCCCATTGACATCCACATCAATAGCATCCTGAACATCTATTATACAACGCACTATTCTTTTGTATCGTGCTGTTAATGGCTGTCCTTGTATCGCCACATCTACTGGCATAGTCTTTAGAACAGAATCATATTTAAATCCAGCAGTCATAGAATCTACAGGTACATCTAAAGTAATTAGGTCATTAACATCTACAGTAAAATCACCAAGATATTCATTCCCACTTATGACTGATACACCAGCCTCGCTAGTTAAATGCGTTCCCACAGTCCATATATGTCCTTTTGTTACAGTAATAGCTGCGTTATCTGCTGGGGAAGATGCAAGATTTGTTGTTAGATTTAATGTTTGTTCTCCAGTTGCTAAAGTGCTTACGCCTGAAATGACATAAGTTCCTGATACACCAGCTATGGTAAATTCATCTCCTTCACTAAAGGATGGTGATATTCCATCAGCCAATAAACTATTTCCAGTTTGACTTCCTCCTTTTACTAAGGGTGTGGAGTGTTGATATATAACTCCATCTACATAAGAATCTAATGGCTTGGAATCATCCAAGTCCATCTTTTCCAAATAAACTTTACTGCTTCCGTTTATCTCCCTATGAACAATGGCGAACACTTCATTGACAACGGAAGTTATAGAGCCAAAGCCGAATGGCTTGTCCGTTGCTGAATCAGAATCTCCGTGAGTAGTCCACTTGGACCACCCTTGAACCTTGTCGCTACGCATAGTATGAAAAGCTGCAACACTTCCATCCGTGTTTGTTAAAAGCCAAAACTGTTCAGGTTGTTCTGTTGTTCCTTGAATGATGCCAGTATCTTGAGGACTATTAATAACATCTGTTAAGAATGAAATTGCATTGGAAGTATATCCATCCTGAACATCATCATAGATATATTCCCTAGCTACAGTTCCACTTCGCTGTATAAAATAAGTTGCTCCGTCTAATTGCTGTGGTCTAATTTTCTTTATGCCAAAAGAAGTCTGTCTTTTAAATCCTATATTGGTTGGTGAGATTCCACCTGTGGATTCAACTCGAAGATAATATTCTCCACTATCGGTAAAGAATTGTAGGTTTCTTCCTTGCATCATATAGCGTATTTCATCCACCCTGTCTGAACCAAGTGAAACATCTATTGCGTCATCAGCACTTGCGTTATCCAAGTCAAAGCTATAATACTCACCAATCTTGGATGCCATAATTCCTGATGGTCTTGCTGTGCTACCAGCTAGATACAACCTGTCATCAAAGATAGATACTGCTTGGGGGTATCCCCTTACATCTGAGAATACCTGTTCTTTCCAATGGCGTGTTGCATTAGTTGAATCTAAAGTTTCCCTTACAGTAATAGTTACTTGTGTTCCTGAGGTATATCCAGTTACTTCCACTTGATGATATTTATTCGCTGGGTCATCCGTTAAACCAAAACGAGTTCCAACGTGTCCAGCAGCAAAAATAGATTCTGATGCTGTTAGTGTAACGCCAGTTCCACTTGTGGCACTAGGAGTTAAGGTAATATTCCAGTCATTGAATTTATAAAAAGGACAAAGGACAGTTTCTGCATCATCCGTACCAGCCGAATTATCCATATTACATTCACCAGTATCATTAGTTTGAAAATGAAAGTTTCGTATCGAAAAATCAGTTGCAGAATTTCTTATATATTCCTGTATTGCAAAATCTTCGTGGGCGAAGAACATAGTATCGCCATATTGTGCATAGGTAATTTCATAAATATTATCTGCAGTCCAAGGACAGCTTGAAGTAGTATCAATTAAAGTTCCAGTTGTGGAATAAGCCTTTACTACACCAGCATACAATACAAGGACATACATCTCATCCGAGCTGAAGGTCCACGGAATAATTCTTGCTGCCCATCCAATGTCAGCGAGATACTTGAATCCCTGACGCTTCATCACACCACCTTGTGCCAAATGCCACCAGTTGGTTGATGTTTCTACGCCATCCTTATAAGCTCCTAAGTCTGTTCTTGAGGTTAAAAGAGGGTCTAACTGACCAGCTTGAAAGGTGTTTTGTGCTGTTCTGAATCTTGCCATATCATTTTAATATCTTGTACTTGTAGAACCTCTGAACTTAGCAAATCTATCAACAGTTACCCTCCTTGTTGGTTGTTGACTAGAATCTAAATTCTTAGCTCTACGATATTGTAGTCTATATTTTTCCTCATAGATACTAGCCATATCTGTACTTCTTGCTATTGCGTGAGCAAAGACAGATGCTAAATGATATTCCAAAGACAGTATGAAATACTTTGGCATTTCTTCTTCTGCTGGTCTGTAAGTATAATCTGCTATTACTGTGTCAGTAGATTCTAAGTCTGTGTATAATTCGTTGTTAAAAATATCATAGTTGGTTACTGTGTTTCCACCCACAGTAATTCGTTGAACATAAAGATTATCGGTTGGAAGATAAAAGCTCTGTGTCCATATTCCAGTAGGAGCTGTAGCATTGGCTGATAATTGTGTTTGTTTAGTTGCGAACCTCCAGCGACAAGCTGTTAGGTCGCCATCAAGAATGTCATAATATAAATCATTAGCAACACTAGCTTCTGTAGAGCCATCCGTAAAGCTGGAGATTCTATTTGCTCCAATCATTACTATCGCCCTGTTAGCTACTGTTACATTGTTTATCGCCACACTTTAACTCCATTATAAACAAGGGGGATAAATCCCCCTTGCAGTTAGTTGTATTAGGCTTCAATTACTGTTGTTACAGTACTTGAAGTTGAAGCAGATATTATTAAAGTATCAACTACAGTATTTGAACCACCACTAGAAACCATAACTATGTCTCCACCAGTAAGTAATTTGTAGTCGGCTAAAAAATAATCCGTTCCAACTATCGTGCCTATCGCATCACCATCATTATAGTACCAGAGAGCATTTGAAGCTCCCACTTGAGCTACCTTAACAACAGGATTGTCAGTTGAATAAGCCATACTAAATCCTCCTACTCGTCACAGATAACTTCTTCGACACCATTGTCATCAATCATAGCTGCTCCCATTGACATCATAGATGTCGCTAGGTGTGCAACTTTTTCAGGGATATAGTTAATTTCCGTAACTATATCTTGACCAATAGCGTGTCCGACACTTGAACGGTGATATGCAAAAGTTTTTCTATCAGAAGAACCATCAACAGGAAGTCCTGAAAATGCGTAGAACATAAAGCCTAGCCATCTCTTAGCAGTCATACCCCCCGAATACGGGAGTTCGTTAGCTGGAACATAGTCCAAACTAGCGAATTGGGTAAGGTCTAAGAGGTCTGTCCATTGTTTATGTCCAACAACCCAAAATCTGTCGCCATCATCAGGAACATTTCTAGTGCCAAAGTTTTCGAATGTTAGTTGAGCTTTAGCTAGAGAAAGTCCAGCACCACCAACTGCTTGTGAATTAGATGTAGTATCTAATACAGTAGTTAGTTGGTCATCAGTTTTTCTGCCCAACGCCCACGCAGCATTTTGTGCTACTACTTGGCGTTCGTCAATGTTAGTCTTTAACTCGTCTAATTTGTCAATATAATCTGCAGCGTAAAAATCGCTAACAGTTACATCAACTGTGCTGTGAGAAATATCCATTACTGGAACTTCTCCGTGCCTAGACTTGGTAACAGCTTCACCTGTACCAGTCTTTTGGAATCGAGCCTGACTACCGACAACATTATTGAGTGTCCTTATTGTTCCACGAAGCTTTGAACCCATACGCTGATAAGCCATATGGACTTCGGATTCAAACTGCTTAATAAAAGCAGTAGAAATTGTAGAACTCATAACATACCTCGTTATTTATCGTTAGTTGACTTAATGCTCATCATTAAGTCGGTCTTCCTATGTTGTCTTAAACTGTGGGTATGTTATCCAAATGGGCATACTTTAGACGAGCTAAAGGCATAGATAATTATTATTTATTGATTATTACAATTACAATCAACGCACAATACTTTTATATTTTTAATGCACCCCTTGGGAATGGTCGTAACACGACCTACTTCTGAATCTTCGTTTGGATTTTTATCCTTATCTCCGATAATTGTAACTATGTTTTCATTCTCATTAATGAGAAATCCAACACTTATGACAGTCATTACATCTGCTTTTATTGCTTTTTCCTGTGTAACCCAGCCATTTTCTTGGTCCATAGCATCAACCCATTCCACAAGAATCAGCTTGTCCATTATCCCTCAGGAAATATTTTCTTAAATGATTCCTCTACCTTCTTAATGAAAGTCTCATCCCTGTGCTGAGGATGAAAGTATCTTGGGTCTTTCATCATTTTTTCTAATTCTTTTCTACTTTCACTAGCATCCAATGGAGATGATGGTGTTTGCTGTGTAGATACATTTGATTGTGTTTGTTTCATAATTTTTTCAACAGCTCTAACGCTATCAGCAGTTGTAAGATAATCAGCCATTGTATTGTACTCATCATCTGACAGTTGTTTCTTTAACCACAAATCAACAGATTCCAGTCTTGCACTAGAGTTTTCTCCGAGCTTACCCATCTCTGTATCGTGGTCAGGAACATTGGATGTTGACGCTTTAAGATACTGGTTAATGCCTTCATTGAATATTTCATTGTTATAGCCTGACTTGTAGCAAGTGTCTTTCCACCAGCTCACCAAAGGGTCATCACTAGGAAGTTGAATGTCACCAAAGGGTTCATCAAGCTTGACTTCATATCCGTTGGAAGTTTCGGGTCTGTCCTTAATCATATCAGATTCAATCTGTTTCTTGACAACTGGAGTTAAATCATCAACCTTTGTATGAAAAGCTTTTTCTAAATTCTTATAACTGTCAGCAAATTCCTTTACCTTCAGCTCATTCTTTTCTGCATCCCAAAACTTTGTAGGAATGAACTCAGGCTTCTCTGCCTCTTTCTTTTCTTCTTGAAATTCACTAATGACTTGTTCTACTGATTCCGTTGAACCTTCTTCACTTTCACGTGAAACTTTTTCTTCTTCAGCCATCTCTCTTTCCCCTTTCAATTCTTTGTTCTATAATACCGACTATATACCTTGAACCCTCTAGGTGTCGCAACTTTTCATTTGATACTTCAGGTCCACTCACAATATTCAGAGTTATTGATTTTAGATATTTTAGTATTTCCGTGCCAATCTTATCCTTAAATAAACTGGCAAATAACTTATTTAATTCTTTTTCTGCTTCGTGTGTTCTCTTAAATCCATCAACACTATAAACGCCTTCTATTTTTCTATGTGGCATTACATTTGTGTTGATTCAGGTGGAGCTTGAGGAGGAGCTTCTGCCACATCCTCAGGAGGAATATTTTGACCTTGCTGAGCCATCTGTGCAATTTGATTCGCAATAGCTTCCCTTTCTTCAGGCTCTCGCAAAATCTCGAGAGGAACACCTAATTTCTTCGCTAAATATTCTGCAGCTATCTCACTCTTAACTACTATATTCAACATCTGTGGTCCAAACCTCATCATAATCAATTCCAAGAATGAATCAACATTTAAAACATCCTGTTGCTGTTGAGCTTTTGATAATGGTGATTCAGGTTTGACCCTTATTTCTCTGCCATCAATTACTGGTAGCTGTATTCTTCCTTGTTTTTTTAGGAGATATACTACCCTTTTAATCAATGGCTGTATAAATTCTGCTTGAAGTCTGCCATAAGCAGCTCCAATTTGTCGTTGTAAATCTGCTTGTCGTTCTGCTACTTCCCTTGCTGACATTGGTGTTTTAGCCATAGGTCTTCCCAGCATTTCGTTATAGAGAGCTTTCTTAATATTATGACGCATATCCTGAAGAATTAAATCGGCAACATTGAAATTGCCTCCGTGCTTGAGGGGTTGCAGTCCATCTGAGTTGGGAGCTACAGGAATAACAGAACCCGGCACTAGGTTTATCGTATCGGTATTAATTGTTCCGTCATCCGATATTTGCCACACGCCTGATATTGCCATCTGTGCATTTTCTAAAATTAATTCTACAACAAGGTTGCAAGTTTTAATTGCTGCCATTCCATTGAATACTGGTCCTCGACCATAAACTTCTCCTGACGCTTTGGACCATCTGAAAACAATCCACGGACTAGAACCTTGTCCTTCCATATCTTCCTGATAAATTATTTTCTTCATCTTCTTGAGTACGACACAATAATGCCACGTTTCAACTTCGGTATCATATCGTTTATAGGATGCCTCAATTACTTCACATTTCTTATTGGGGTCTCTTTCCATAAGACCCATAATGTCCTCGTCATAAGTTGCGTTGGGATAAACTATTTTAAGTTGTGATATAGGCATACTCCTAGCTCTTAGTATCCAGTCTATTTTTCCATCAGGACCTGAGAGCAATAGTATTTGTGGTAGGGGAACAGCATTAAATTTAATGGGTTGTATTTCATCTCCTTCAGTTACTAGCAGACAGCCAGTACCGACAGCCAAGTCTAAGAAAGCTTCGTGTGATTCTTGATTGAAGTTGCTGTTATTGATAACGCCAAAAACATAATCGGTTACTTTTTCCAGCTCCTCATCCACAGCCATTAACTGTTCTGCTCCTACATCCGTTCCTGACTTGAGAGAAAACCATTTTGCAAAAGCTGGTATCATACCTGACTGCAATCGAGATGCAAATTCCTGTACGCCTACAACAGCAGTTTCATCATAGATTTTATCAGCTCTAACATTCGCTGGTGATTCTTGATAGAATGATTCTCGTTGAGGTAGCGTATATTCATAGCACTCCTCAAACTTCGGAACAAAATGTTCTCGCAAATTAAAAGCTTCCTTGTACTTTCTCAGCACAAGAGCTAACTTGTCTTCAGCCATATTATTCTAACCTAATGTTTTTCTTTTCATAAGTTCTTCAAGAAATAATGCAAAATCTCCACCAGTCACATTGTATCCACTTCCACCTCTTGTGCCTCTGCCTTTCAACAAAGACCTTTTTCCCTTACTTTGCATATAGTTTTTAGGGTCAGGACTTCCGTCACCTGATGGTGTTGCTGGAGCTGCTGGAGCTGCTGGAGCTGCT